ATTAGGAAAAATTTTACAAGTTAAACACGCAGCTGCCGATAATTTCAGCACAAGTAGTTCAAGTTATGTAGATGTTGGACTAAATATTTCAATTACACCTGCTTCATCTAGTTCGTTTTTTATAATTACAATTAATGGAATTGGGTCTGCAAGTGGTAATGATTCAAACCAAGGTGTTTTTAGACTTGTAAGAGATTCAACTACTGTTGCAAACCAAAAAACAATTGCAGATAATAATAATCAAAATGGTCCAGCGTTTGCAGTTGTTGAAGGACAAAGAGAAAGATATCCTGTTACAACTTCTTTAAAAGATTCACCGAATACTACAAGCCAAGTAACTTATAAATTAAAACTTGCTGCACCACAAAGTCAGACAGCATATATGGGAAGATGGGGTATAAATAACGATTGGTCAGTTTTTACTTACATGACAGTTTTTGAGGTTTCAGGTTAATGCCAAATTACGACCACCAAGCAATTAGAAGAGCATATCCTAATGTTGTTACTATCGGTAATTCATTGGGCATATTTGATGGCTCTGGAAATGAAGTTACAGTAGATCAAGCTAAAATTGATGAAGCTAGGGTTGAAATTGATGCGGAGGAGGCTGCCCTTTTTTATCGAAAGCAAAGAACAGGAGAAGCAGGCACAACAGATACAATATATGCTTCTGTAGGCGACCAGTTGGATATGCAATATAAAGATAAAATAAATGGCACATCAACTTGGACAGATCATGTTGCTGCCGTAAAAGCAAAATATCCTAAGCCAAGCTAATGGCAATAAATCCAGCACAAAAAGATTTCACAGTTCAAAGGAGAGCAGATTTTCCTTTAACTTTGCAATTTAAAGATGGTAATGGCGATGCAATAAATCTAACTGGATACACTGTAGCTGCACAAGTTTATAGTGAAGATAGGTCGACTTTATATGGCACGTTTGGAATAACTTATTCAAACAGAACAACTGGTACTGTGCAAATAAAACTGACAGATGCACAAACTGCTACATTTTCGCCAAATGAATTAAAATATGATGTTTTATTAACAGAACCAGATGGGGACAAATATTATTATTTAGAAGGTACACTATATATAAGCGAGGGTTACACAACATGAGCAGTCCAAACTCAGTAACAGTTTCACAAGTCTCTGATGTAACTACAGTTGATATTGCTACGCAAGGTCCACAGGGTCCTACTTTCAGTTCTTCTGGCACAACTTTAAACGATTCGAGTAAAGTTGATGGCTCAGTGCTGTATTATGACGATTCTAGTGGTACATTTAAAGCAGACAGCACAACTACAAAACTTACACTTGTTAATGGAGGAAACTTTTAGTCATGTCTAATACTATTAGAATTAAAAAAAGAGCAGCTAGTGGTAGTGCAGGTGCTCCTTCTAGTTTGTCTCCATCAGAATTAGCTTTTAATGAAGCAGATTTAAAATTATATTATGGTTTTGGTGATAATGGTTCTACTCCACCATCTGCAAGTTCAATAATCACAGTAGGTGGTGCAGGTGCATTTTTTAACAAAACTGATACAAGAACTGCAAATACAGTTTTAGTTGGACCTGCAAGTGGTTCGGCTGCAGCTCCTACTTTCAGAGCTTTGGTTGCGGCAGATTT